TCATCCCGGTCTTCAGTCGTACCTGAAATCCCTTCATCTGCATAAACACCAGCATATTCCCATTCACGATGAGTCTGGATGTATTTGCTATAAAAGCTGACTTGCGCTGAAAGAGAGTGTAATGTTCTGCCTTTTTCTTCGGAAACTCTCGCATAAGCAGCAACCTTTTTTCTTGTAGGCATTACTGGAGCGGAAGGTTCGATTTTATTGATTTTCCGCATAAACTCACTCCTTTCAACACTATACATCACTCTAAAAGGCTATGAAGTCAAGTTAATGTGAGAGAATAGTGTACCTAGTAATGGCCTGTATTTTTCAAGAAGATACTCATCGATTAAGGCAAATTCTTCCGGCGTAATTATGCTTTTTTCAAGCATGGATTTTGCTATAGAAAGACTTGATTGGTATTGCTTTTCAGCTCTGAATTGATCGTCTGTCATATTACATCACCGCCTTTGAAGCGGTCGTTTATATAGCAATCATGAGAACAATACTTTCTCTTTGAATTGCCATAGGCGGTAAACGAGCTGCTGCAATAAGCGCAGGTGAAGTAGTAGATGGCTTTCTTATTGACCTTGTCCTGATTCGAGTTCCACCATGTAACACGACAATCTTGGTTACAGAATTTCAATTTCTTTTTCCCTGAGATCTGTATAAGCTCCTTACCACACTGTTTACAGTATTCCTTATCGGGAGTAACTGTAGCTGAGTGATTGGCCTTGATCCCTCCAAGCTTATTTCTTTGGCAGTGGGAAGTAACAGTACTTTTTGAAAGACCTAGGGCTTGAGCGATTGTTGCATACCCGAACCCTTTAGCCCTAAGGTCAGCTATTTGATTTTTTTGTTCTCCAGTCATTATTAATCCTCCAATCGGAGGGTAGAAATCCCTCTCACCATTCACAGGACAGAAGAGGGCATATTGAGTACTGAAAAATAAAAAAATGCCGCCAAGTGCAAGAAAAGCACCCAGCGGCAAAGAGTTAATTATTCAGTTTTGATAAAGGCATCTGTAAAGCCTGCAGCTTTTACTTTGGCCAGCATAGCATCAGCATTGGACTTAACGCTGTAAGCCCCAACCTGGACCCTGTAAAGCTTCTGAGGCGGGGTAGTGGAAGGAGAAGGGGGTGTCAGTAGCTTTTTAACATCAGCCCTGAAAGTATCCATACTCTTACCATGTTTAGAAAACCAGTGGCGAGGATCTCCATGATTGCTGGCGATTTTCTTTTGATAGCCTTCATAGTGGCCAATGATGTCTTTCTCCGTCAGGTCATAGAGTTTGCAAAGATGTGCGCAAAGCTCTGTGGCTTCTTTATAAACTGCATTGAAATAAGAGGCGTCGGATAGGTTGTCTTCGCAGATTTCAAATCCGATGTGACTATTGTTGGCGTCACCACCTGCATGCCACCCTCTATGATCCCATGGCAGGGTCTGATAGGTAGCGATGTTGCCATTTTTAAGTTTTCCGATAAAGGCATGGACACAGACTTGTCTGCCACTTGGTCTATGCTGATTCCAGTGATTGTTGTACTGGTTTACTCCAAGCAGGCCATCATCTGGACCAACGTATCTACGTAGATATGGATTGTTAGCTCCGGTGCTGTGGACCATAATGCCCTTGGGCTTGATTTTTCTACCTGCTTTATAGCATTCATTTTCTGTAAAGATAAGTTTTTTTAGGCTCATAGATTTTCCCTCCTACGATTTGTTGCAATTTATAGAAAATAAAAACGCCACAGGCTTGGCCTATGACGCTTCTACTAGAATAGATATTCTTGATCAGTTATGTCGTCTTCATTTAAATCTCTTGTCTCATTTTCTTTCCCGCAAATCGGACATGTGCCATAATAATCTCTAAATGTTAAACTCCCTTCCAAGTGCATTAAATACTTCACTAATATTAACGTCGCACCACAATGGCATTTAATTTTGGTCACTTTCATCCCCTCCAAACCCATTATGCTGGTGAGAGGATATTTTATTCAGCTATTCTAATTTTCCTTCATCAAAAATCTGATCGCTGTTTTCATGCCAATAGAACTCTAGATTTTTGTGGCAGCATGGACATTCCTCTTGATAGTTCCTGATCACCATTTTGTCACTGAGTAGTAAGTTGTAATTGATGACGCATAATGGTTCCTCGCAATAGCTACAACGAATAAATACCATTTGAACACCTCCATAACTTACATATGCAAAGAATGCTCAAATGGCAAAATTATTTATTACTTTGTTCCGTCTTTATCTCCACCGTCTTTGAGCTGTTCTAAAACATCGCGGAGCTTTTCTGGAATAGGCAGTCCGATTCTTGTTGAGTTTTCAATGATGCTGATTCCTTCATTGGATAGATAAAAGAAGATAACAGCAGTTCTAATGGCACCACCATCTCCAATGATGTTCTGATCAATAATGTGGGCAATGCCTACCAGAGAGAAGATCACTACTTTCTTGAAAATGCCCCGAGCACCTACATCACTTGAAAGATGCTTTTCTAAAATGGCGCACATCACTCCAAGAATATAGTCAATCACCACAAAGGCGATCAGGGCATATAAAAATCCATCGTAACCTCCTAGAAACCAGCCAAGCCAACCACCAATGGCTGCAAAAGCCATTTGAATAAAAGTCCAAATATCTCTCATGTAATTTCCTCGCTTTCATTTTTGTGTATTTAAAAAACGCCCTATTTATAAGGCGTCAGTTCTTATTCATAAACCCTGCTACTGCTAGTTTTATCTTTTGTTATCTTGCCGATGTAGTCACTTAATCTTCCTTTTCCAAGCCTTCCACCGCTGTCCACTGTAAAATCAGTATAAAACCCATCCTTGCCAAATCTGTGTGTGATCTCAGTAATGAGTCCAAGGTTTGATGTTCCCTTATTTCCAGTAATTATGGCTTCATCGCCAAGGATAAGCTGTGGTCTAAAAGGACCCGTAAAACTCTCGATCTTACCCACAAACTGAAGGCTACTAGCGATCTGGTTTGCATAGTTTTCAGCATCGACTAAAGAAGTTCCCTCCGGGACGTTCACATACAGAGTTTTGTTAGCCTGTAAGTTCCAACCGGTGTAGGTTTCAACATCCCTATAGACCTTAAGAGAGAAGTCTTGGTTGTGAACGCATATTCGTCTATAAGCTTCCTGATCATCCCTTACTAAAACCAGCATAGTTGGATGAACCTATGACCACCGTTCCATCTACAAGTTCTTTTACTTGCCAACCATCCAGAGCCTTAAGAATCTCCATGATCCCTTCAAGACAGCTCATGTTCGCATCAAATTGATAGCCTGCATAAGTGCTCGTATTTTCTACAAGCATCTCATCTGAGCTGATGTTTGCCCTAAACAGTATATCCTTCAAAATCTCGTGGAGCACCATATAGGGGTATGAGTTCTCCTCATCAAAGCTCTGATCCCCTAGGGCTTTACCTATTATGTTTCTCCCATCTACACTCACAGCTTCAGATAGAAGAGAAAAATTGCTTCTGTCTACATAGAAAACTCCCATTGGGAAAGGTTCACTATCTCCCATAACAAGTTCAAACTCCACTTTGCTTCCTGGAGAAAGAAGACTTGATTCTTCTGAAATGGCCACATTACCTTCATACTCAGGGTTTTCATTCAAAGGATTATCAAGACTTAAGGTAAAGGAGGCGATAGGGGTATCCATGGAGTGCTTAATGGAGCCGCTGTTAAGGTATCTTTCCATTTCAAAAGCAAACTCATAGATTAATAGCTTGTGAGTATCAGAGGTTCTATAACTTCCCACAACACCAAATCCCTGGAGAATTTGGAGTTCCAGCTGCTTGATTGAAGCATCAGGGCTAATCTTTATTGGAGAGAGCCAGGTGGGGGAGCTATACTCACCGTTCAATTTCTCAGAAGGTTTTCCATACAATTCTTCCCCTGTCAGATAAAAAAGCTGTCCTTCTGTCTTTGGAAACTGAAGAAAGTCAGGGTATTTTCCCTGACCTATGATTCCGGTCGTAGAAAACACAAGATCCAATTAAACCCCCTCCCCAAGTACTAAAACAGCCTCGGCATTAAGAAGATAATTGGTACCCTTAGGTATCTCGTTGATATGGTGCCTTTTAATGAGCACGATATCTCCTTCCTGAAGAACTGTAGTATTGAACTTCATAATTGGAAGCAGGTAGCTTTGCCAATCGAAGAACTCCATGCTTCCATAGCCTTCTGTGATGTAGCAGTTAATTCTCAAATACTTCTGAGTGGTGTTAATATGGATATATCTATAGGTAGTTTCATTGGAACTATATCCCAATCCGGTAACGTAATTGACCCATGCATCTTCAGAGTTATCCTTTGTGGCAAAATCATAGTAGCTTCTGGCATAACCTTGCCTTGTCTGAAAGCTGATAACAAAATTAAAGCCTTCCTCTGAATAAAGCTCAACCATCCCGCATTGTCTCGTACTACTAATTGTCCCGGTGTGGAAATAATGATTATTGATAACCTCAGTCCATTTTGCATAAGATGTTGGAATAACAAGGACATCAAGAAAACTAAATTCCTCGCTTGCATAGTTAAAATCTCCAAATTCGGTGAAGTAGTGGTCTGTGATCACATTTCCATTTACCTTGACTTCTTCAATATCAGTTGTCTTAAAGTTTAGAAACAGCTTGTTGGCTGCGGCTTCCTCCGCAGAAACCACATACTCATAATACATATCTCCATCGTAAGTCACAGGCAGAGAGCCAACACCTGTCCATATCAGCCTATCCACTGGGATGTCCAGTTTTCTATCCTTGAAGGTCTTACCGAAGTATCTGCTGCCTGTAGCCTCGATTCCAAGAACTGCATAATTGCTGAACTGACAATTTAGCTTTCTTGTTCTCGCTAAAGCATCTGTGGTAGCTGTGGCACTCATGCCAACATTGGGCTGGCATAGATATTTGCTGGTTGATATGGCCAAGGTGTTAGAGGGTACGCTTCCTGCACCAGCTAGATAGTCTCTTAGAGTTGTATACCATTCACCACCATCTGTAAACTCATCAAACTCAACAAACACTGTGGCATAGATATCTATGATCCTTACCGGTGTTTTTTCTATGGTTAGTTGATTTCCTTCAGCGTCTGTTATCATTGCGTGGGTGTTTATACTAGTTGTTGTTTCGCTGATACCAACTTCTGTGAGAATATTTCCGTTAAACTCTGTCGCTTCAAGCCTTATGGACTTGGTCCATTTAGATACAGGAAATGCCCTGATCAGCTCTACGGTGGAGCAAGGTTTATTGCCCACTCGGTTAAAAAGTGTGGTTCTGGTTGGATCCATGGTTCCACTACCAGTGCCAAACACGATCTGGTCAAAGTAACTACTAAAAGCCACAAGCCTGGTATAGATCCTATCAAGGACCATATTTTCAGCTTGGCCTCTTAATTCCACTTCACCGGTATCTACATTGGTTACTACGATGTCAAATCTATTGTGAAACTTGGGTTTTATCTCTGCCCTCATGCTCATTCCTCCTATGGATTTTCAATACTTGAATAGATCAGCTGGGTTGCTATTGTAAGTCCAACGACCCGTATTCTCTCGGATAGGTCGTATATGTTGTGATAGGTTATTGGTATAAGAATTGTTGTGGTATTTGCTCCAACCGTTAACCTTTCTTCAATTCCAGGGTTAGGTGAGGAGATGAGCTCTGTCGGATCAAAGCCTACTGTAAAGTCCTCCACAGCTCCACCATATCCGATGAGGTTTCCCAACTGACCTTTGTACTGAATCGTTATGGCACCTTCTACTTCATCAAAGGCCTCCTGATAGTTATCATGCAAAGTAATAAGAAGGGTGTTTTCCTCTGTGGGGTGGTGCTCGATTTTCTTAATGGCATAGTCTACTTCCTTCAGCTCTCCACCCACATAATCTCTTTGAAGACCACTTGCCTTAATCGCTTTTTCATCATGAACGAACGCCTCTATTTCATAAAGGTATAGGTAGCTTGAATATCTAGTGGTTATGGTCCATCTGTGGTAAAGATAAGCATCTGAATACTGCCAGTAGTATTCCTTCCATCCTTGCGTATCCTCACTTGTTCCAGTAAATAGATCCGTCCAGTTGACTCCATCGTCACTTCCTTGAACCTTGAAATCCTTTGGTCTATAGCTGCTCCCCAAATACCACCTGAAGCCTCCCAGTCTTATGGGCCTTACGGTACTTACCTGAATCCATTGCTCTCCAGAAGTCCTTGTGTACCACATGGAGGAAGTAGATCCATCAAAGGCATTGGAAGGTGGGTATGAAACAGAATAGGTACTACTTGCCGCATAGAACCCAAACAGGTTTATGAACTTTCCAACGATAAAGGGTAGTTTAGGGAGTATCTCAAGGTTTCCCATCACTCTGTCACTAAATCTAATGGCGATCTTCTTTCCTTCACTCTTACTCATTCCACACCTCCTCCACCACAGGTAGCGGTATCTCAATTGGTACCAGATTGACTGGTGTGAACTCAATAAAGAAATCATCCATCATAAGACCAAGCTGTGTTTTAAGGTTCTTAATGGTAAGTCTGACACTCCCTTGAGCATTGTTCATACCAACCAGAGTCTCCTCAGACACTGAAGCTTGATACTTGTTTCCTCCAAGATGAGTCACACTACCAACAGGAATCACCATTCCAAAGTACACATCTTCCAGAAACAGATTCACCACTTGAAGCTCATGCATTGGGTAAAGAGTTTCAAACTGTATGGTTCTACCCCAGTCACCGCCTCCGTCATCAACGTTCTCGATCCATAACAATTTATTATAGACATCATGAAAAATGTGTTCTAAGCCGGATGAATAAGGGGTGTAAACCCTAATAGTTTCTGCTGGCTCAAACACATCATGATAGGTAATCTTTATCAGTTCTGTTTTGGACTTTTCTAAATAGGGCTTTATGGTTTCTGCTGCAACAGCCATCCCAGCCCAGTTTCTTTCCGTGACCATCCAGTGGATGTTACCTAAGGAATCCTCAATTGTAAAACCCATTCTAAAGTCATTTGTGATAAACATATTTAAAGATATGGCAGTTGCAGTGAATTCCACAAGTTGTCTTTCAGGCTCCCACACATTTGTAAAGTCCACAGTCTGACAGTAGCTTGAATAATATATCTTCCCATCGGTTTTAATATAGGAAACGATGATCCCCTGGTCCTTGTCCGGGAAGTTCACATTCTTCCAGCCTCTTATGGCTTTGACTTTCGTAACTGAAGAGGATATCTGCCTTTTTGTCTCACTTAAATCCCACAGCTGACTCCATAATATCCCTTGAGTATCCACCCAAAATATAAAGGGCTTCTCATCCGTTGCAAGTCTCCATTTTCTTCTATGAAGCTGCCAGTTTCCGTTAAAGGCTATGGCAACAGCGCTACCTTCCCCAAGTTCAAACTGCTGAATCCACCCAAGCTTAAAGTAGTCAGGATATTTCCTGATTGAGGTTTTAACGATACCGCCTTCAATATGGATCTCATAGATGCTGTCCGGAGATCCATAGGGAACCCTTCTTCTTGCTGCTAGGGATATGTCCCCTAAATTATCTGCCGTTCTTATGGTTTCAACGGTCCAGTAGTCTGAATCCATTACGGTGGTCCTGGCCCTACTTACCCTTATACTCATCTTTGGATCAGCCTTGTTAGCTGGTGTTTGCTGTGTGCTTGTTAGCTTTTCGTTCAAGTGGGGGGTGACGCTTCTCAACTCGACACCTCCTCTTTGAGAACCATTTTAATTGTTCCTTCAAAAAGACTCTTATCTAAATTACCGTGCGCGAAATTAATCCGCTTCCAAGAAATATTCTCATCGATGTAGACTTCATATTTTTTATCAAGAAAAATCATAACCAGTGGAGTGCCAAAGTCAATTAGAAGGTTAATTTTTTCTGCCTGTCTAAAACTTGATACGATAGTGCCTACTGTACTCTTAAGAGGACTACCTATCACCTGAACGTGATAACTTCCGTCTAAAAGTCGATTTACTACACGATTTGAAACATATTCAAAGGGGGAGAGGTCTTTAAGAATCCTTGAAAGGACTTCTCCATTAGAAGTTTCAAGTCTAATCATCAGATTCTAGCCTCCCTTCTAAACTGGTCCATAATGATTTCAACCACACCAGTTAGCTCATTCTTTGTATTTATTCCTCTAACCTCAATAACTCCTGTATGTTGAATTATTGAAGTAGTCTCTCTATTAGGATTAAAACCTTGAAGTGAATCATCGATGTTGAGTCTAGTATCAAGATTAAAATCAGTAGGTATTGCACCCTGGATGTCCTTTTCTATGCCGCTCATCGCATCGGTAAATCCTTCTCCAATACCCTCACTCATGTTAGCACCAATGCCAGCAAATACCTTAGAAGGTGAGTTGATACCAAGAACCTTCTTAACACCACCAACGATACCGTTGACCATGTTTTTTACTTTTTCTCCGAGCCAACCAATCATTGACGCAATACCATCCCATAATCCTCTTGCGATATTTTTTCCGACCTCCAATATGGATGGAATCCCTCTGGTGAGTCCGTTCACAATAGAGAATATGATTTGAGGCAGCTGAGCAACAATTTGAGGAATGGCACGGATTAATCCCACGCCAAGTTGGATGGTAAGCTGGACACCCATTTCAATGAGTTTTGGTAGATTTCCCGTAATGAAACCAATAATACTGTTGATGATTTGGGGTAAGGCTTCAATTAGTGTAGGGAGAGCATTTAAAAGCCCTTGAGCCAATCCACTGATAATCTGAAAAGCTGCATCCAAGACGAGATTCAGATTATTGATTAAGGTTGTTGCGATTAAGATGACAGCTTCAACCATAGAAGGTATAAGCTCAGGTAAAGCCAAACCTAAACCTTCTACAAGGGCAGTAATGAGCTGAACAGCCGCATCGATTAAAAGCGGCAAATTCTCAATGAGTGCTCCAACAATTGTCATAACCGCATCTACAGCTGCCGGAATCAGTTCTGGAAGTAGGCTCAGTAAGGTTTCCAGAACCTGGCTGAATAAATCCGTTACTGTACTAAGAAGAACTGGCAGAAGGTCTCCAATGGCCATAAGGATCGCATCCATAGCTGTTGGTAGTGCTGTTACCACATTCTCCAGGATCGGAACAATATTGATGACGACTGCCTGAAAAGCATCTACGAGATTTTGGGTTAGGTTTGTCATATCCGCATCTGCATTTCCTAGACCTGCCGTAAATGAACCTAGAGCAGCTTGTAAAAGACCTATGGACCCTGTGACGGTTTGGGTGGACTCTCTGGCAAAGTTCCCAGCATATTGCTCCGTATTTTCAAAGAACATCTGCATGGCCACTTCAGCTTTTTCTGCATTTGTTGCCGATGCCCAGGTGAAATCTAATCCTTTGGCAAGAGCGTAGGCTTCGATATTTGTAGCGTTCATGGCAACACCCAGGTTATCCATCATGGTGAAGTTACCTTTGGCCGCACCGGCAACAGAATCAAGGGCTACCTGCATATCGATGCCCATAACTGATGCCATGTCTGCAGCTCGCTGCATGGCCTTTTCTGTCAGTTCTAGACTCTTTTGCTGTTCAACACCAGAACCTTGAAAAAGCGCTCCCATCTTATTGGCTGTGGCCAAATATTGACTCTGGGATACACCTAGATTTTTGTAGGCTTCTTCACCAGTTTTTTGAATAGATGAAGCATATTTTCCAAATACAGCTTCAGAACCACCAAGATTCTGTTCAAGCTCTCCAAACTGCTGGACAATCTCAGTTCCTAGTTTGATAGTGGCAGCTCCTGCAGCAAGAGCCACTGAGCCCATTGCAGTTCCGATCCCCTTAAGAACTCCTCCGAACTTCTCAAACTTCCCACCAGCACCTTCTGCGGACTTACCGGATTCATCTAACTGCTCTCCCAGGTTTTCTGCTTCTACAGCGGAATCTTCCAGTTCCTTTTCCATTTTATTGAGATCTGCATTAGCGTTATTTAACTGAATCTGCCAGGCTTTTGTTCGCTTGTCATTTTCCCCGAAGGACTCAGCGGTATTCTTCAGAGCTGCTTCAAGGGTAGAGACTTTTTCCTTTTGCGCATCAATCTCTTTATTAAGAACCTCATTCCTTGCAGTAACTGCCTGGAGGGATTTATCCTGCTTATCAAATTGTGAAGTCACAAGGTTCATTTCTGAGCCTAGCACTTTGAAGTTTTGGTTTATTTCCCGGAGTGCATTTTTAAATTCCTTTTCGCCCTCGACGCCAATCTTCAGTCCAAAGTCTGACATACTTTCACCTCCTTAGGGCATAAAAAAACACCTCTTACGGTGTTGGGTAGAATCCTTATAGAAATTCTGGTATAACATCATCGATTGTATAATCTACTCTTGGTTTTGATATCCCAGTAAACTGCTTGTGGCACTCCCAAAGGTCCATTAGATAACCAATTGGTAAAAGCCAGACTTCATCTTCGTTTCTATTTAGGTGGGCAGTGCCATAATAAATGAGTCGGGTAAATAACTCTTGATCACTTACCCGACCACCTCGTTTTTTGATGGTTCACTCTCCACATTCCTTTTCGTGCCTTTCAGCATACTGGCCATAATGGCATTCTTGTAATTAGCCAGGTCAAAAGGGGTGGTAAGTAGCTCCACTTCATCTTCTGTGAGAAGTTCTTTTTTCTCACCTTTATTTCTAATATTGTGGATCAGGATGGATTGATTGGCCAGAAGAGTGACGAGCCAAACCACCTCCTCCAGAGCCATTTCAAAGTTCTCACTTTTCATCAGCTTTTCACCCAGGTTTTCAAGGCCCCCATAGCGTTTTGCAATTTCCTTTGTTGCTTTAGTGGTCAGAATCATCTTAAACTGTGTGCCACCAATATCAATTGAGGTACTTCTTTCTTCTGCTGCTTCATCAAGCTTTATTTTCTCATCTGCCATGATCAACCCTCCCATTAAGAAACAACAACAGTTGCCACTGTGGTCGTCACATTTGCTGCACCACTAGAGCTTAAGACGCAGTAGTAGTAATAGGTATCCGCCAGAAGGTCTGTTGGAATATCAAAACTTGCAGAGGTCTCTCCATTGATCGCTGTGCCGCCTGTGTTGCTGTCAGTAATATTTTCATACCACTGATAGGTCACTGGATTTGAGGTATTGGAACTCGCCACTACAGAGAGGCTTCCAGAGATGCTTCCTTCAGTAACTTCGGTCAATATTGCAGGTTGAGTTGTAATAGTGATCGTCGGTGTCACAGCTGTAAAATCTGGTTCGTAGACCGATGAAAACCAACTTGTAATTGTTGATGCCGCAACACCATGATCACCTTCAGTGACCTCAGCTTTCCAAGGATGTTTGTTTTCGCTGTCCAGCTTGTTTCTTCTAAAAACGGTTCCTTCTATGGTGGGACTGCTAAATGTAATGGAGTCGCCCTTGGTAGCAAGACTTGTGGCGGGAACAGAGAAGATAACTCTGTAGAGCCAAAAGTAGCGATACTTTCCATTGGCCTTCTTGGCACGAAACCCAACTGCCACTGGACTGCCACCATCTTCACTTCTTGAAACAACAACGTTATTGCTGTCGATTTTGCATCCTGTCAGATCCTGGGCCACTAAAGAGCCAATATCGTCAATTCCTAAACTTAAAGCGCCACTCTTAAATTCTTTGACCACTTCACTGGCTCCATCATCTGCGTAGAGTATTGCTTCAATAAGCTCAATACTCAATTCTGCAGTCATGGCTTTAGCCAGCACCTTAGGGGTTCCATAGGTTTCGATACCGTTTTGATCTTCTGTGATTTTTGCATAAAATAGAGAGTCCAATCCGATCGTTGCCATTTATTCTTCCTCCGTTTCATATTCTTTCATTACGTCAATGGCGTAATGATGAAATTTAGTATCATGTTCGTAACCAACATACTGCCTATCCGTTATGGTTATGTCTCCAGATTGCAGGGCTTTTGTCAGTTCCTTTTTACGTTTGATGTAATTCTTCTTTGTAAAAAGAGACAACCTGGCTTCTGAAACAATCATATAACCTTGATTATCTGCGAAGAGATCCAGTCTGTCTGACATAGGCGTAATGACCAGATATTCATCGGGAGGCACATCAGAGAACACACCCGTTTCCACAGGGATATCAAAGGGAGCAAGTATGAGGTTTAAATCTGCAAGTAAACTCATAGCTTTTCAATCTCCTTATCCAGTTCCGATTTCATTGTTTCAATGCATGCTTTTCTAGAAGCGGATTTTGCAGGCTTTAAGAAAGGCTTCGGTGGCTGACCTGATTTACCGTATTCAAGGATATTTGCAATCTTCGCATTGGCATCTCCATCACCACGAGGTTCATTGAAGCCAACCTTGACATTGAAGTTTCCGTTTCTGTCTAGCTTAGTTGGAGATAGCCCAAGGGATGAGACCAGCTCACCAGTAGAACGGCTTTTCTCCTTTGTACCACTTCCGATAACACCTTTCAGGTTGGCTTTGACTTTATCCAGAACTACTTCACCGCCAGCTTCTAATACTCTCGAGACAATCTCATCTGTCTTATCACCAAGCTTTGTAAGCTTCATTAAAAACTCATCGGGCATCCGCATTGTTGCTTTAGCCACTTGGAACCACCTCCTTAGCCAGCACTTCAATGTACATCCCTCGGCCTTTGACATCTTCAACAGATGTGATTTCAAATCTCTTATTACTATGGATGATCACCATTGACGTTGTTATGGTTATACCAGGGATGCATCGAAATCGAAAAAGGTCTGTGGCTTCAGAAAAGGATGCTCTGTTTGCCCATTTTTCGTTGCCATGGCGACCTTCGCGGTAAGCTCTGACAGAAGCTACGATGTTATCAACTTCTGTTTTAAATCCTTCATCATCTTTAATGGTGATGCTTTCTACAATATCGATAAAGGTATTTATTTTCCCAAAGCTCATAACTACACCTTCCAATCCCGATCAAGCCGCAGCAGGAGATTGACTGTGTTCCATACTTGCTGTCCAGCTTGAACATTGTCTGAAAAGAAACCACCGGTGCTGCCGTCCCTGGATTCATAAAAGTGGGACGACAGCATTATGATGGCTTGCTGTGTGGTGGCTGGCATAACGGCTTCTACGTAGTGGTTTTCAGGAAGATGCTGATAACTTTCTGCATACCGGGTAGCGGCGGTGATGTACATCTCAAGTAGTTCATCATCAGCCGAGTGATCAAGAATAAGATTTGATTTTACTTTTTCCAGCAGAGTCATCCCACCACCATCCTTTCATTAGTCTGAAATCATAAGCCCCGCAGTCTTAAGCTTGGTGAGAAGGGCATTAAAATCCGTCACCAAATCTTCTATTGTAGCTGCAGTGCTTGCAGCTTGATTATCGAGAATGGGGAGGCCAGTAACGACCGCCCCATCCTTGATTTCAAGAGTTCCGCCAATGACGGTTTTCTCACCGCCCTGTTCAGTATAGTTCTTTGTGTTATAACCCATAGGACACCTCCATTACGCTTTCTGCTGAAGCACTTTAATGGCTTCAGGCAGAATCAGTTTTCCATCCACACGCTGAGTGGCAACAAAGCCAACCTGGCCAGTGGCTGCATAGAGCTCATTCAGTCTCTTGAAGACTCTTCCTTGACGATCCGCTACCCAGTAGTAGCCAAAATCACCGAAGATGATGGACTTTGCAGATGCGGCAATGGTAGGAACGTAGGATGAAGTGTAAACAGGTCTGTTCAGAATGGTATCTGGCGTGCCAGCCTGAAGTGAAGGCTGCCAGATATACTGACCCTGACCATCTTTCAGCTTCCTAATTGCCTTAATGGTGGCATCGTTCATAACGAACACGGACTTATTTCTATAAGGCGATTTAAGAGAGTAGAAGAGGTCCAAAATCTCATCAACGGTAATCGCAGTGGCACTTGCAGCGGTTACACCGATTTGGGCTCCACCAGTGGCTGCAAGGATACCTGTAGGCTTTCCAGAACCATCTCCAGTAAAAAAGGCATCTTCTTCCTTGTTTCCGATACGTCTTGCAAACTCTCTAGCGATGTAGTTTTCAAGATTAAACACGCTGTCATTTAGAAGCTCTTCCGATACCTTGATCATGGTACCTAGCTTGTAAGCACCGATAGACACCTGTCCAAAGCTATCATCACTTTCAGGAATAGCACCTTCTTCATCAATCCAAGAAGCAGTTCCTTTGGAAGCCACTACTGGAATCTTACGATCACCAGAAGAAGTGGAGATGACGTTGGCCAGCTTTCTGAAAATATTCTCTTCATCCAAAGCTTCAATAAGGGTACGCTCGAATTCATCCGGTACAAGATAGCCACCTTCAGTGTCAGTACCAATCTGCAGTGCATTCTTAATAACAGGATCGAGTCCTTCACCAGAACGGGTTCTCATGGCATTCCAGAAGGCTTTCTGGTATTCAGCAGAGGCTCTGCCGCCTTTGGATTCCATCCCCTGGAAGATAGGTTTCCCGGTAAGTGGTGTGTTTAAAGGCTTTGAAAGCTCACGGTCCAGTGCTTCTTGCTTTTCCAGTCGATCAATTTCCTTACCAAGGGCAACCACATCCGCTTCCATTTTTTCATAGGTTGCAGTGTCTTCAGCAGATACGATACCATCTGTACCTCTTTTGGTATCGAGGAATGCTTTAGCAGCTTCCCAGGATTTTGCTCTTTTTTCACGCAGTTCAAGAATTTTATTCATAGTGTTTTCCTCCTAAAATTTAGTGTTGAATCAAAGAAAGCCGCTTTTCTAGCGACTCAATTGGGGTGCCAGTATTCTCTTTTTCTAGTTTGGGTTTTACCTTATCCAGTAGAGAGTTGGTAACAGCTCTGCGGCTAAAGGCATAGGTAAAGTCTTCGGTCTGATTTCTTTTCTTTTCGTCCTCCAAGATGCCATCCGCAAAACCAAGCTCGATGGCCTTCTTTGCATTGAGCCAGGTTTCTGCATCCATAAGATGGGAGAGCTTTGTTCTTGACTGGCCTGTCTTGATTTCATAGGCATTGATGATGCTCTCCTTAACTTCAGAAAGCATAGCGATGGCTTTTTTCATTTCCTCGCTGTCCCCAATGGCCACTGTAAGGGGGTTGTGCACCATCATGAGGGCTGTTGGCGCCATGAGCACCGTTGTCCCCGCCATAGCGATGACAGAGGCGGCAGAAGCTGCAATGCCGTCGATCTTTACGGTAACAGTGCCTTTGTAATCCATCAGCATGGCGTAAATCTGACTAGCAGCAATGCAATCACCTCCTGGAGAATTGAGCCAAATAACAATGTCACCCTCACCGGCAGTAAGCTCTGCTTTAAATGCCTTAGGGGTGACATCATCGTCAAACCATGAGTCTTCGGCAATAACGCCGTCTAGATAAAGTGTTCGGACGCCCGTGTTTTCGTCACGCGCCCAGTTCCAAAATTTCTTCATTTAGGTTCCTCCTTTTCTTTGATATTTGCGAACGCGCCTGCGTCCTGTAATTTTGTCATGGCCCCGTTGATTAAGTAGAGGTCGCCACCTAATGACTCTGGAATTCTATCCAGATTTTCAAGCTCTCTGATATCATTGGCGCTCATCCAACCATTTTGCCTTGCAGTGGCATATCCACTCATACGGCTTACATAATCGCCTCGCAGCAAGCCATCCACGTTAAACTTGATAAATACATTAGGTTTCTCGCTTTCCATGAGAAGCGCTCTACACATGGACTGTTCCCAGCGGACCACCCAAGGGTCGAGAGTGTATTTAACAAACTCCAGTGATTGCTGTTCGATGTTGCTAAAGGACGACTTCTCTAGATCAGCAAGCATATGAGGGGGCACTCTAAAGATACGAGCGATCTCATTGATCTGAAACTTTCTGGTTTCAAGGAACTGTGCCTGCTCAGGAGATATACCTATAGGCTGATACTTCATACCTTCCTCAAGGACAGCTACCCGGTGGGCATTACCACTTCCTTGATAAGCTGCATTCCAGGATTCTTTAATCCTTGCAGGGTCCTTGATAGTACCAGGATGTTCCAGGACACCACCCGGTGAAGCACCATTAGCAAAAAACTTAGCTCCATATTCTTCTGTAGCTATGGCAAGGCCCACAGCATTTTTCGCCATGGCTATGGGTGAATAGCCTACCAGTCCGTCAAAGCCAAGTCCGGGGATATGGAGGACATCTGATGGTGAAAGATACACTTGATTGTCTCTACCAAGAGTAGGAGCATCTTCACTACCACGCTGGTACAAATAGAAAAGCCGACCATTTGAATCGCGATCGACCGTCATTTTATTTGGCATTAATGGGTAGAGAGAAATCACTTCACCACGTGCATTTCTAATTATTTGAGCATAGGCATTTCCCCATAATAAAAGATGACTCATCAGCGTCTCTCTAAACGCAAAAGAAGTCATCTCAGGATTTGGTTCATCATGGAGTAACTTGTAAAGTGGGTGTTTTAGGTTTTTCTCCTTGCCACCTGAATCATTGTATTTGTAAACATGTAGGGGTAGGCCAGCCAACGTCTCCGATAAGATTCTTACGCAGCTGTAGACCGCTGTCATTTGCATGGCGGTTTGCTCGTTAACTGGCTTGCCAGCGCTGGTGCTTCCAAAAAAGAAGCTGTAATAGCTTCCTGAAAGAGTATTTTTAGGTTTGTCTCGAGCCTTAAATATTCCTTTCAGTATCCCCATGGACATCACTCTCCTTAAAAATGGGTATGAAAAAAGCACCTACCAATTAGGAAGATGCTTTAGTTGAATAGTTGTATTTGTGGCGTATAATGTAAATGATACGAAACAGTTATTTTTATAATATGAATTAAATCACCAAAAAAAATCAAGTATTTTTGGTATTAATAATACAATAATTGCTCCTAAAATACTCAATACAACAATCTTAATTACACTTCGTTTCACATCTTTTGTATTCTTATCTATTAATGCACCTATAGCTATGCCAAGAAGCATTCCAATACCAGCTCCTATAGCTATGTTATTAAATATTACTCCAATCGCTGCCCCAATTGTTAATCCAATACCAATACCAACGCTAAGATAAAAATTCTGGTTATTTTCGTCTCCGTTATTTGAGTTTTTCTCACACATATTAGTCCCCCTAACTTCGCCTTTATCTACTTATCTGCAATTAACTTTAGCATACTAACTTTATTATACCATAGAAAAGAGGAATTAGAAGATTAAAAGACCTCTATCGTCATAAACAGAAGTGCTAGTTTCTCCACCACAGCGGATCGCTCGGTCAAGGGCCATGATTGTAGCCACAGCACCATCAATCTTCTCTGTGGATTTCTCTTTGTCTGCTTTAATGTTTCCAGCAGGGTCAGTTCTAATGAAAATATTGTCCATCATCCAGCGGAGTACGGGGTGACCACCATGAGCGATTTTCTGCTCTAGTGTGAGTTTCATCAGTTCCTTAGTTGGTGGAGACATATCTTTGAAGCCCTGTCCAAAAGGAATAACGGTGAATCCTAAATTTTCTAGGTTCTGTGTCATCTGAACTGCTCCCCAGCGGTCAAAGGCAATTTCACGGATGTTATATTTCATTCCAAGTTCCTCAATGAAAGTTTCGATGAAACCGTAGTGAACCACATTGCCTTCGGTAGTAAGAAGGAAGCCTTGTTTTTCCCACACATCATAATTCACGTGATCCCGTCTAACCCTAAGATCTATGCTGTCTTCTGGTATCCAGAAGTATGGAAGGATCACATACTTGTCCTCTTCATCCTGTGGTGGGAAGACCAGAACGAAGGCTGTAATGTCAGTGGAAGAGGAAAGGTCCAGTCCACCATAGCAGACGCGACCTTTAAGGCTTTCTGGATTAACCGGAAAAGCACAGGCATCCCATTTATCCATTGGCATCCATCGAATAGCCTGCTTAACCCACTGATTGAGTCGAAGCTGCCTGAAGCTGTTTTCCTCTGCGGGGTTTTGTCTTGCAGACTCATAGGCCATTTTTACTTTATCCATGCTGACAGTGATGCCAAGGGATGGATTTGCTTTCTTCCACACCTTTGGATCGGACCAGTCATCTTCTAGAGCTGCACCATAAATGACAGGATAGAAGGTAGGGTCGTTCTTTCTTCCTGCCATGATGTCTAGAGCTTTCTGATGCACTTCCCAGCAGATGCTGTTTTGATTATCTCCGGCAGTGGTTATAAGGAAGTACAAAGGCTGCATCCTAGCATCCCCACTACCTTTGGTCATAACATCATAAAGTTTTCGGTTAGGCTGCGTATGGAGCTCATCAAAGACAACTCCATGGGTGTTAAAGCCGTGTTTGTTTCCAACATCCGCTGAAAGCACTTGATAAATGCTCCCGGTGGGTTGGTAGATGAGTCTTTTCTGTGAGTCCAGAATCTTTACCCGTTTGGATAAGGCAGGGCACATTCGCACCATATCAGCTGCCACATTAAAAACGATGGAAGCTTGGTTACGATCTGCAGCACAGCCATAAACCTCAGCACGCTCTTCGTTATCACCACAGGTTAAGAGCAGGGCAACAGCCGCCGCGAGCTCACTTTTTCCCATCTTCTTTGGTATTTCTACATAGGCAGTATTAAACTGGCGATAACCATTTGGTTTTATGGTTCCAAATAAATCCCTGATGATTTGCTCTTGCCAATCTATCAGTTCAAAGGGCTTTCCTGCCCAGGTTCCTTTGGTGTGGGAGAGGCATTCAATAAAACCTACTGCATAGTCCGCCATCTCCTTGCTGTAATGGGAATCTTTCGCCATATAAGAGGTTGGTTTATACTTCTTTAGTTTTCGGATATGCGGACACCTCCTTTAAAAGACATAAAAAATAGACCCTAAGGTCTTCTGTAACGAGGAAAAGAGCCATACAGCCCTGTTCCTTTATGCGTTTTATCTTGTTGTTAATTGTATTCCTTCATCAAAGCTTCAAGCGCAGCTTGAGCATTAGCATCGATGGGTTCAATGTCCCAGCCTCTATCAAAGTTTGCAATGATCTGGCCATCTCGCTTTAGCATCAGTTTTGAAATCCTACCTTCATCAATGCCGTAAGGGGAGCCTAAGTCAAAGCTTTTGATCCAGTAATGAACGGTTCTGTTTTCGACTTCGATTTTACCTTTTCTCCACATGGTCTAGGCCCTCCTTAAATCCTAACCAAGATTGCTGGTAGAATTTGCTTTTCTCCTGTTTGCCAGTCGGTGTAGCTTGTCTTAACCTTGGTAAGTCCGTCCATCTTGCAGCCCTGCTTTTCAAATTCAGCTAGGGTTGTGATAAGGCCTGAAAAGGTGCTTGAAATGGTGATATGGTCAATTCCGTACTCTCTGCAGGCTTTAACAATGGGTTCAATGTCGTAATCCCAAATGACCTCGGAAAAGTCGATGGTGTCATTTCCTGCTTCCTTGCTTCTTTCATAGGCCCAGTACATGGTGCTGTTGATTCCAGAATCCTTAAAATTTGCGCCAGTTGCTTTGGCTTCTTCAAATGCTTTGATTTCTTTCATGTTCTCATCCTCCATTTAGTGTGTTTTGTTTTGGTATTACATATATCACTCTAAACGAGAATAATA